CTTCGTACTTGATAGGGGATTTAATAATAGACTGTAGCATTTTTTCAATTGCTATACCCTGTCTTAGTAAATTAATATTCGTAAGAATATCTTCCTCTCTCGCTGTCATATACTTCATTTCAATAGTACCAGACGATAAAGGATTAGTAATGTCGTAGATTTTACCTTGAGAAGGTAATTCAATCATCTCTGTAGGAAGTGTAAACTTTTCTGCCATAATCTTAATTTGTTATATATTGATAAATATATAGAGTTTAAATTTTTCTTATAAATTTTCTTAATAAATCTAAGCCAATTCCTATCGTATCGCTTATAATAGACATGTAAACAAGCATCATTACCGTATAAAATATAGCGGAATATGTAAAATACGTAGAAAATCCTATCCAAGTACCGTCTGTAAGAATTGCATTTATTAGCTCAAGAGTAAATGCAGTTACTCCTGCACATACTATAATACCTAGTACAATGAATAGCATTCCTCCTATGAATACTAACGGTATCCAGAAGATTCTTATGAGAATCCCTAAGCAAACTAACAGTAAAATGAAGGATAAGAACGTTGACATAACTTTTATTTTTATCTCTAAATATAAGGAGTTTTTCTCAGTCTAGCAACTTTTTTACATAAAAAAACCGCCAAAAAGGCGGCTTTCTTAATATTCTTAATCGATTAGTAGTTAAGTATACAGTAATCCATTCCAATACCTAATTCAATTGTAATTGCATCTTGGTTAGACCAGTCGTAAGAACCGAAATTTGATGTCTTAACGAAAGCTCCTTTAATGATCCACTCTGATACTACGTCGCCTACTGGGCCTAAGATTGATAAGTTCAAATCTTTTTTGTAAAAGTCAGAATAACCATCGCGTCCAGTTACTGATTCATGTGATAAACGAATCCACTCCATTACGGCTTGTTGACCTGAAGGAGAGATTGGGTTGTATAAGTTTAAAGTCATATCTTGCCACTCAGCTTTACCTTTAATCTTACGGTAAACGTTAATATGGTCGATTTTAACTTCGTTTAAGTTGATGTTTGGTGCAGTTGCACTTTTAATCATAAATGAAGGTATACCGTCGATATACATGATGAAACGGTTCTGAACGGTTGGTTCAAAGGCCGTAAACATAATTTCATTTGGATCTAATACTGGCATTTTATTCTCTGTTTAATATAAATATCTACTAATGCAAAACTTATTAACGGCAATTAGACATACTAACTACTACATATTCATGTTCGTCGTTGTATCTACGACATTCACCGTTTACTACTCTATAATCGTCATTCTCATACTCTTTTAAAGCATTTTTTTCATTCTGAGGTCCAAAAGTTTTACTTGTATCAACACCGTGTCCTTGACCTGGTGTATTACCGCTTGCTTGTCTGTCTATAGCTCCACTTAATGCTTGAGCCTTCTCAAAGCTTTTTGGATACTTTTTCTTCCACCACTGATGCATTTTATCGATAGCTAATGGTGCTAATCCCATAGCTGCCATACCTGCTGCAACTGCTTCCCAAGAAACGTCAACCATTTCGTTCATTTGACCTTCTTCTGCTACATTAGTTTGCATTTCTTTTTTCAAATTATTGCAATAAGTATGATGAACTTTCGCTCTTTCCTGTGTTTCAGGATTGATTCTAATACAATTACCATCTACTAGACGATATGTATAGTCGTAGTGATTGCTAAAATCATTCGCTTCTTTCACCTCCTCTTTCTTACCGGGTAATGGTGGCACTGGCGGTGCTTTAGGAGCAGAATTAGTTGATTTATTTGTAGGAACTTGTGGCATTGCAGGAGCTCCACTAGATAATGTTCTAAGTGCATCCATTGCTCTTTTAATGTTAGGATTGCTCTCTGGCTTGAACCCTTCTTTGCTCTGTAATTTTTGAGCAATATCTAATATAGCTTTTGCAAAAGTTTTTGCATCTTTAATCTCCATGTTTGCACCGGCTAAATTTAATTTATCTACAGCGGATTTTCCAGGTACTGGTGGTACACCAGGTGCTTCGTTTTTACCGTTTTGATGCCAATTACTATCATCTACAACTACTCCGCCTGGTCCGATATTATCTGGACTTAGACCTTCAGTTTTTTCTTTATCAGTCTTTTGAACTTCAGGAGAATTAGCTTGAGACTTAGATTGCTTAGGTGTTTTAGGTTGCTTAACTGCTACAGTATAACCGTCGTTAGCTTTCGCTTCTTTGATGATCTCTTTTGTTAGAGATTCAAACAATTGCTTAGATAAATGTAATCTAACTTTTGTATTATTCTTCATCGAGTTGTTTTTTATTCTTTATTAACCGAATGTTACTCCAGTTGGTAATACGTTGAAATCTAATTGAATGTATTCAGCAGTTCTTGTTGGTTGTAAGTAAATAGCACCTACAAGTAAGTTTCTATCGATTACGTCTGGCGTGTTATTAGTCTCATCCATTACTACTCTGAATGCATATAAACCTTGTCTTTGTTGTACATACTCTAAGTATGGGTTAACTTGAGATAAGAATTTATTTCTAGTTACAGCAGTATTTTGTTCGAATACTAATGTTTCTGCAATTTGACCAATATATCCTTTCAATGCAATTAATAAACGTCTTACATTTACTCTATCTAAAGCAGAAGCTCTAGCTTGTAAAGTCTTTTGTCCGTATACTACTGTACCTTGACCTGGGAATACTGCAATTGGGTTAACCTTGCCTGTATATAAAGTGTTTCTTTGTGCTACTGTTAATCTTCTTTCAGGTTGGATTACTGTTGGTAAACCTCCTCTGTTAAGACCTGCAGGTGCAAACCACTCAGCAGATACTTTATCATTGTATTCGTATACTCCTGGAATTATAGTAGAAGCTGGTACGAAATGTAATCTACCTGTTTCTTGAGATCTTACTTGAACCCATGGCCAATAAGTAGCGCCATAAGAATTATCATAAGATTGAGCTCCAGTTGTTACTGTTGTAATATTTTGATTGTATCCAACCATATCCACTACTGCAATAGCATCACCGCGATTTTGAACCGTGCTTAATAAAGCAGATACTTGGCTTGCAGCATTTTGATTAGTTATACCTGGTGCATAAATTGCATTATAAGCGTAAGCATCTGAATTTGCAAGCAAGCTAATTGCTACATCGTAGTCGCTGTTAACTAATCCTTGAATATTATTAGCTGCTGTTGCTGCATCCACTGTTGGAATTTGTTCGAATAAATTTAAGTCGACAGATGTACTTCCGTTTGATAATAAACCTCCGTATAAAGCACCAGTTGCAGTACCAAAAGATCCATTTGCAGAACCGCTACCATTCAAGGGAATAGAAGATGTGTAAGCTGCTACTGCTTGTCCTTGTGGGTTTAAGTAATTTGGTGTCGGTAAGAATACGTTAGATACTCTAATATAATTAGATCTGTTAGGGTAGCTACCTGTTACGTTTAAGTAAGCAGCACCACTTTCATCGTAGGCTACGTTTTGATCTTGATCTCCAATTACGTACGCAATATAGTTATTTTGATTTGGATCTAAAGATAAATTAGTCCAAGTTTCTAATACTGTTTGACCTTGTGTATAATCGTTTCCTTGTCTAACAAGTAAAGTAAAGTATCCTGAAGCTGAATCGGCTTGAGTTACCTGCCATCTAACGTTGTTAGCAGAACCAGAAGGTAATAAACCGTTAGTTGCTGTAGTAGCACCTTGGTTATTATTCATTACTGTACCTACTGATAATGTTGCTAATTCAAAAGCGGCTGTAGCATTTGCTCCATTTGCAAAGTTTGCGGCAATAGAGCTAGTTGTATAGCTAAAGCTGTTACCTGTAGTTCCTCTTGTTTGTGCTGTAAATCTTACAGTGCTAGCAGAAGCATATGCAATAACACCAAACGTACTAGTTAAAGTATTGACTTTAGTAGCGATATTTGTTGCTGTTATTGCTGCTGTTGAACCAGTTAATAGATAGTATATAGGAGCTGCATCTACTTGTGTAGTGCTGGAAGTAACAAAGAAGGTACCTGATATAGATCCGGTTAATACGAAAAAGGCATTATCTCCATAACTTCCAGATGTAAGTAAAGATGCAGTAGCACCAGCATAATTAAGAACGCTTGCTGTGGCTGCAGTATAAGAACCACTCGCTACTCTTGTTACTAACAAAGAAGTACCTCCTTGTTGGAAGTAGTTATATGCTGCTTGAGAAGTTAAGTACTCTTGTGTATTACCTCCAGAAACGAAAGTAGTTCCGTACTTAGCTTTGTATTCAGAATATGAAGTTACAAGGGTCGGAATATTTACTTTTCCTACTACTGTAGGGCCGATCAAAGCCGATCCTACTGTAATTGGACCTGCTGTTATTTGAGAAAGGTCGTTTTCTCTAAGGAAAACGCCAGGACTAATTAATGCTTCTGCCATTTTATGTGTTTATTTCTGATAATAAATAGCTGGTAACGATGGCAAAACCTAATTTATTGTATTGGGGTAATAACACCGGTTTCTACGTCGATAGAACCGTTACCGTACTTGGTGCCAAACCCTGTTAATAAGGCTTTTTCTTTTAGAGCGTTCTGCTTAATAACGTTGTTTAAATTTTCAATTTCAAACTCTAGAAGAGTCTTTTTGTAGTTTAAGTCCCCTAAAACTCCGATTGTTTCGAAGATTTCTTCTCTAAGGCTTTGGAACTCTTTAAGCTCCTCTTGTGTTAACGTAACTTTTTCTGACATTTTACTTGTTTTTAACTTGTTTAACTGCTGTTTTAGCGGTTTTTGCAGCTTTCTTAACTACTTCGTTCTTAGGAGCTACTTTTTCTACTTTCTCTACTACTTCTACTACTTCTTCAATAGCTGGAGCGATTGCTTCTTCTACGTTTTTAATAGCTTTAGAAATTTTAGATCTGTTTAATAGGTAAGCAACAGCTACTGCTACTGCTATAATGATGATTCCGAATAACATAAAATTAAATTTTGGTGTTGTATTATATAAATATGCTGATTAAGCTTAAAACATTAGTCTTTTTTAAGGCCGTACTTTACCCACTTATACCAAATTCTTTCGTGAATATAGTATTGAATAGGTTTATATACTAATTCTGCTATGCCAAATGCAGCTCCAACCTTAATTGAACCGCTTATTAACCACATCAGTAAAAATCCAATAAGAGTACTAATAACTCTATAAGAAACTGTCTTAGCTATGTGTCTCTTTCTTTCTACTATCATAACTTCCCCTCTGCTTTCATTTGTTCCCTAATCTTAGTTGCTGAAATATCGTGAATTTCTTGAGGAGGTACGTGTTCTATAACGTCATATCCAATTCCTCTACCTATATTCACTGATTCTATGTCAGGAATAATCATAATCCTTATTTTTCCTTCTTCTATCAAATCCATTAACTCATCAGTAAGATTCATCATTACTTGCATTGGAGACCATGGGTTTTTTTCGTCTGGCTCTACATCTCTAATACATAATAGTACTTTTTTACCTTCGTTTAGCGCTTGATCAATAAGCCAACGATGTCCATCATGCCAAGGTTGCCATCTTCCAATAAACATTGCATGGCCGTTACCTTTTCCGTTACCTTTTGCTAATATATTCTTCATAAACCTAATTTTTGTCTTAATATCTGAAATGTTTCGAATTCTGATTGACCGGTAGTATCGATATCTACAAAATTCTCGGTAGGAGCACCGTACTCCTGTACGTGAAACTGCTCTCTACCTCTAATACTTGAGGTATGTACATATACCTCTCTAATATCATCTCCCATAGCTTCCTTAAAGGAATCTCGCTGATCTTTATAAGGTGAGACCAATGATACAATAACAGTATTTCCCTTATGATGAAGGAATTTCGCTATATTCTGTGCGAGATCTATATTCTTTCTACGTCCGGCTTCGGAGTAGTCTTTATTATCAAAGATAGCTCTAATATCATCGCCATCGACTATAACTCCTTTACCTGTAAAGTGAGCTTCTAGCCATTTTGCTAATGTTGTCTTGCCTGCACCGGGTTGTCCTGTTAACCAATATATCATAACTGTAATATAAGTGTTTTATTTCTTATAACCAAAAATATCGAAATACCATTTAAAATTTTCATAGATCCATTCGTAGGTATACTCTCCTAAGATCTCTTTCGAATCGTCAGGTAACATACCTAAGGTATTTCTTATCGTATGATCGCCGTATATTCCATGTACCGTATCATCTTCTACTGTAATTTGAGGAATATGATCGAAATTGTGTTCAAAATAAGGTAATTTAAAGTAGTTGTAAATACTTCTTATTTGATCTTTTGGATTAGTACATAGGTCCTCGTATCTAATGAATAGAAACTTTTGCGCTGTTCTATCTAAAATAGACTGTTGTAGTTTTGGCAAAGCGTGACCAATTGGATGTGACATAGCCCATCTTTCCACTCTTTGATGAGTAGTAAGACCTGTTAAGTTCATATTGTCTACAGTTCCATCTTCAATATCAGGATTTGCCCTAAACTTTTTTTCCATTGAAGCAAAAATAGCTCTTAGATCCCTAACCATGAAAAGTATTTTAGGTTCAGGGAATACATTAACTAGTAAAGGATAAGAAGCAGCCCAATTTCGATTTTTATCTAAAATACAGGGCTTGTCTGTAAGATTTGCTATGTAACCGTTAATACCTTCTCTACAGAAAGCATAGAATCCGTTTTTCCACATCTCCTTATCTCCTGCTTGCGCTTCTTTATTTCCGTTATAGCCAATTCTAGCACCTAGCATTAAATCTATCATTCCAGAAGTTGGTGTAACGTGGAATGCTGGGTTTTGGCCTATTAAATTTTGTAGTAGTGTAGATCCTGCTCTAGGAAGAGAGGATTGGTAGTAAATTGTTTGTTTCATAACTAATAAACAGTCGTTTTTGCCTTTTATAATTTTATAATACTTTTCAAAGTCCAATAGAACCTTATCAAGTTCCTCTATATTTGAAATTAACTTGTCGTACTCACATTTTACGGTATGTGCTAGTAATTTAGGATTATTTTCACAAACTTCTAAATATTCTTTTAAAATAATATGATCATACCCTTCTGTATCTATTTTTAGATATCCTATACCCTCTACTCCGTAAGTGTTAATTAGAGTATTCCAAGTTACTGTAGTTACTTTTTTAATAGTTACTAAGCTATCATAGAGTTCTTGACCTATTACACTAACTGTAAATTGATGAGGTTGATTTACACTATTACTTCCACTTATAAAATCTGGTAATTGTAGTTCTTCAACTTTAATTGGATCTATGTAATAGAGATCAGCAGTTCCGTCTTTATCAGATACTGCGGCACCAATTTTAACTACGTTTTTTTTATTGGGAAGT